GGATTAATAGGCTGATTGGTTGAACTCCAATTAGCTGAGATAACATAGTTACCTAGTGCGCTGACAGCCCATCCTTTTAAAAACTCTAAAATGACTAGTCATTTTATAGTTGTTACCTAGTAATATTGAACCTAAAGCAGTAACTAATGTATTTGGTACAAATTCTAAATTATTATTAAAATCAGAATACTGAAAAATATTAGAATGATAAGTAAAATTGTTCACTCCTAGCAAGTCTGGTTTTAAACTATCACTTGACACAAAAACACTTGATGTACTTTTAATGTATCCAGAAGATGTGAGTATAAAGGCAGAATTTGGTTGTCCCTTAGTTAACTGCGACTTATGAATACAATAGCGAGTCATTACTTCTTCTTCATTACTTGAAAAACTCCAATGAGCCAATCCATCGGCACTACCTTTATTGGTATAGGAATTAACAATATTACCGTTTTTATCCAAAGTAACAAGAGCTGTTGATGCTGTTAAATAAATATTGGTTGGATGATCTCCTGGATTAATAGGCTGATTGGTTGAACTCCAATTAGCTGAGATAACATAGTTACCTAGTGCGCTGACAGCCCATCCTTTTAAAAACTCTAAACTATTATTAAAATCAGCGTATTTCAACAAATTATCACCTGAATTTAGCTTTTGAAGGCCAATATCAAGTGGCATAGCTGTTGATTTATATACTTCACTGCCACTTATAGGTCTCTTATCACCTTCTCTTACCTCACCATTTGCTTCAATGGGCACAACAACTTTACGACTATCCGACCCATTAAAGATAAGATACACAGCACCTGAAGTAAATTCCTCTTCAGTTACCGATATTGACTGTTTATTAGAGTCTTTAAAGTTGACGTATATTCCAGGTTCTGAGACAACGTATTGTCCGCGTTTGGTTGGAGCTGGAGAAGCAGGAACAATAGTATCAATGATTCCTGATTCAATGGATTTGATTTGTTTTCCCTGGTGATTGTATAATTCAGTAAAAGTGTCTGCTACAGACTTCAACTGATCTTCGGTTGCGAGTTTTGGTATTTCTGACATAGTTATAAAATAGTTGAATCGATGTTGTTTAAAATGTACCTGGAGAAGTCCATGTCCGAGATAGGTAAATCGGGGATAAAGGGACTGCAGGGCAATTGATTGTAAGTTGCGTGTACTGGCATAATTATATTCCGATGATTGATTTGGTGATGATTGGTTTATAGCCTTTGTTCTCGTCTTTTGGAATTAAGGCGTTGTCTAAGTCTTCACACAACGAAAACGCTTGTTTTAAGTAGCTATTCATATCGTTGGTGTGTGCTTCGATGGCATTCTTCATCTGTTCCGTGAGTTCTGCCACTCGTTTACGTTCGTAGTCCAAGAGATCAAAGCGAAGAATGATGGAAGAAGGCGTAATCTCATAGATTCCTTCCGCATATACTTTGGCAATGGTTCCGTGTACAATTGCTTTCTGCAGTAATTCTTTCACTTCTTTTTTCGCTCCAGTCACCGTTCCTTTCAAACTCTCTATAAAATCAAGAGTGAACGATGTTTTGATGATGCGATCTTCCACATTGATAATAGACGGTTTCAAACTCAAGAACGTTTGTCTTGAGTTGAATATGTTGTAGTATTGGTTAAACTCCGACGTACTGTAAACCAGCGAGTTTTTATAAATCGTCGAATAGTTAGTATGCCAATCTGTAAACGCATCTGCATTTATTTCTAGTACTTCTAGTAGGTCATCCATGGCCTCATGTCCGGAGCGCAATAATTCCCTTCTAATATCATTGAGTTGGGTTTGGGAAATTGGACTTCTTTTATCACTGGTCACGATAAACAGTCCTGAACTATCCATGGTTATCGATAAGTAAGGCGTGTATAAGTAAAATGCAAAATTGGCAACAGCAGTATCAATCAAGGTTTGTGCTTCTTGCTTGATTGCTGCTGCAGGATCTGAATCATCAATCGTACCCAATTCTTTGTACAAATTCCCAACATATCGTTTGATATACGAACGCAAAGCTTTAGGAATGTAAATGACAAAATCTTCAAAATCAAAATTTCCTGCAATGCTTAAGTACTGTTTTAAATCTTCCTTATTGTTGATCATAATTAAACTGCTTTTGTTTGTCCAGTCGGGTTCTTATCTAAGGTCTCCAGGACCACATTTTCAAATCCATATTTTAAATCCGATTCCCATTTGTTGTAATACGCAATGAATTCAATAATGGATATCGTTACATCACGGTTGGATTTCATAAAAGACTGGAGAAGGTTAAAGGCGATTCGCTTATCAGAACCGGAACCACTTCCCATTTTCCCTCCAGGGATTCCCGCACCGATTAAACTCGGATCAGTTCCCAAGGCAAATAATACTTCGGAGTTAGCCGCTTCCGCTTCAGGCAGGTAAGAACCATCTTTCAATTTGTCATCAATGGCCGTTACTTTTACTGCAGACACCTGCTGACCACGACTATCGGTGTACATGATACTACTAATGGATTTTCCTCCATTATCCGCACCACCTAAATTGTCTGTAATGGTTTGAATCAAATCATTGCGAATGCTTAACTTCTTTTCAATTGGATAAGTACTCCAATCTGCTTCATAAATCTTTTTGAAATATTCTTCATCAATTTCAATGAGATATTTAATAGATACTTGATTGTTGAAAATGCCTAGTTTGAACTTAGGTACGGAATTAGCTACCTCCAACCATCCACTGGTTACAATCGCATGCCATTCCGGAATAGGATAAAAACTTTCATCCAACAACGGAAAGAAGACGGGGATCACAAATTTGTGAATCTTATGTGCTTTACAATACTCCAATACTTCATCCATGGTCATATAAGGACTGAGTAAGTGTGTAGAACTCACATACTCGTTATCTTCTACAGATACATTTCCTTTGGTTCCAAAGAGACTCGAAATATAGAGCGTATCAATATTTCCTGATTTGTTAGGTTCTGCATAACGACACCAGGCAGCATTCTGTCTTTTTACGGATACGATTTTGGAGAAATCATTAGATAAAATGTACTCAGGGAAAGCAATCCCAAACCATTCTAAGTCTTTGATAATTTCTTGGGTAAAGAACTTTACTTTTGACCGTTTGAAAAAGTCATTGATTAGTGGAAATTCGTCAAAATCATAATAGATAACTTCGCGTTTGTTCGTTTCTGTATTTCTCTTTGTCTTGTAACATACAATTCCATTTCCATAATGAGCACGTTGTAACAAGCGCAATCCACTTCCTGCAGCTCCATTCTTTTTTACCTTCTTAATTACCTCTTGAGGGTAATTGTCATTTGCTCCCCATTTGATATAACCGGAAGTGTTTTTCACTTCAGCTTTGACTGCAGTAGCAGATTCACTCTTTTTAATTTTGACAACTGCTCCGACGTTACCGGACACTTGAGGTACTTGAACTACTGAGATTGAATGGAAACTATTCTGCATTAGTAAATGATTTTTTTGCCATTAATTGAAATCATAAAGTCGATTCGTATTGTTCGAACTTCCCCATCAGGAAGTTCAATATTTCTTGTTCGATTGGTCCAATGGTTTGGCGGTCGTTTGGTTTTTACTTCTTCCAACACATTGTACATTGTGATCTTTTCTTTTTTTCTCCTGTCTTTTTCAGGAAGGAGTCGAGCTCCTTCAAAAACTCGAATTTTACCGCCCTGGTACGTTTGTCCATTAAAGGTGCGAATGATCAAGTTGAACGGTTTGAATTGCCCATTCACCAAGCGTTCACCCATTAATTTGAGCGCATCATTAAGGAAAATAGTGGATTGATCTTTCATAGGAACAAATTTCGCGTTCACACCCTCGAGAAAAAAGGACAGCTTTTTAAGGCAAAAACTGTTTTCTAGTAAATTTTTAGTTATTGAATTGATTTACAGTTAGTAAATCAATTCAATAACCGCCTTTTTTCTAAAATTGAGCGGGAGACCCCGCCGCTGCCTTAAATTTTTTACACTTTCCATTTCCATTTTAGGCGATATATGAAAGAGACCCCATGAAAGGGGCCTCGAATGAAAAAACAAAATAGTTTAACGAATAATAATCCCACCGAGGGCGGCGTAGCTTGAGTTCCTCCCCGTAAAGCGATCGTTGTACAAAGCAACATAGGGATGGTCGAAGGCATCCGTGTAGTGTGTCGCATGCTCTTGAGGGAGAGACTTGTTCTTCTCTGAACTTTTATTTTTTTCCACACCTAGGTTTCCTTCCTTGGCTTCAGCTCGCTCCAGGGCGAGAATCAAATCGGGATTGTTGTGTTCGTTGATACGTATAATAGGAAGGTTGCGATCAGTTCCCTTGAGTCCGGCATTAATCAACAAGAACTTTTCTGCGTGTGTAGCTGCTACAAGCTTGGCTAGTACGTGTACTTTCCATCCTGCTGCAGTAAGTAGATCTGTTACCTGTTCAAATAAAGTCTTGGAACTATTAGGTAATCGATGATGTCCATCATGTCCACCATACAAATGGATCACGCGTTCCTGGTGTGCACGATAGTAGGGAATGAATTTCTCAATGAATAGATCGTCTAACAACTTGGGCGACTTCACAAAGAAAGATTTCAACACGCGATACTCATAGTCATGAGGTTGAGAAACCACACAACAGTTGAACACACCAAAGTCAAGACTCACGATCAGTGGAGCTTTGAAGTTAATGTCAGAATCCTGTAGACAGCTGACATTGTAACTTTTGTTGTGATCGATTCCCTCTAGATAGCTATTGTTGTAATCGGTGTAGTAGTGTACTTCAGGATTGAGATTAGCATAGAATCCATTCTCAATTTTCTTGGGGCGAATGTTTAGAATTTCTGCCTCATACATGGTTTGAGATACCGCTTCATCTTTCATTTTCTTAAACCAATCCGCACGCAAATAGGGATTGGATAAAGCAGAAGCCTTTAAAAATAGCATCTCGTGGGGGTTCTGCATGGCTTTCTTTTCCATATCTACAAACCATTGCCCTTTGCGTGATACTGGAGTAGAAGAAACGTACATCTGAGAGCCTAAAAGCTTACACTTCTTGAACTCTTCTTTCTGTGCTCGGTTGGTTGTCTTGACGTTGTTGTACAACTTCTCTGGATCCAATAAGGCGGCCTCATCGCCCAACTCAGCAAAGGAGTTTAATCCGCGTCCGGAGTTTGGGTTATCTAAAGAAACCAATTGAAAGATGGATCCATTGGCAAAGTGAATAATATTGTTCCATTGGGAAGGCGGTTGGAAAGGCATAGCAAAACCATTCTTTTGTCCACATCGTCCAATTACATAATCGATGTCTTTGTAGAAACCAAACATTTCCAACCCCTCAATTGCTGAAGGAAGGGTACGAGCGAGCATTTGCATATAGGTTTGTCCTACCATAGCAAAGGATGCACGAGGCATAGACAACGCCAAGTCTCGCATGCGTTTACCAAAAATGGTGGTTTTGCCTGCACCACGTCCCATTTCCGCAAAGATGTCTTTCTGCGGAGCAATTGATATCATGAGCTGTGGAAGTGTTTGCTCAACAACCTTTACATTCCTAAAGGATTCATTCTTGACTATCATCTTCCTCTTCCTTTAGTTCTTCATAGTCAATTTCAGTAGCATCAAACTTATTCAGGTCAACCGTTCCTCCTTGCATTTGAGCAATCAGCACTTCTTGTAAAGCTTTCGGGATTGAGATAGCCACTTCTACGTTTTCGAACTTCTCTGGGTTAAATTGAGCGATATCCTCTTCGGATAGTCCAGAGTATTTACCCATTAAGTCAATGGCTTTGGCTTCTGCTTTCAAGTCTCCTTTCTTGCGCGCACGTTCCAATAAGTTGAAAGAATATTCAAACAATAGATTGCGTTTGGAATCGCGATCTAATTTATTCACTTGACCAAATAGCAGCTGTGCATTCTTAATATCCAAATAGGCTTGTGCTTGGGATAAACCCTTGTCAATCTCCCATTTACGCGCAATGCGTTGCCTTGGCCAATAGTTCATGATTAAACCATACGCCTCGACCAAACGAGCGCGAACTGCTTCCAAGGTTGGAGATAATTCGTGTTTATCCGGATTTGCATAATAGGCGCGAATCTTATCCAGGGAAGAATCCCCACGTACAACTAAGGACTTATTTTCTTTCATCTATTTCTGCTTTTAATTGAAATAGGAGTTCTTCCTTCTGAAGGATTGACTTCTCTTGTTTTGCGATTTTGATGGAAAGTTTATTTTGATCCTGGATGTCCGCTTGAGTAATTTTGGTTTTGTTTGCAATCAATCTCTTTTTCAATCGACTGATTGACGATTCCAATAGATTGCGTTGGTTGATCAATTGGTCCATAGTAAGTTTAGCCACAACCACCGTATTGTCTTGTGGCAATTGTTTGTGCTCTAACCAATAATCAATTTTACTCCAGGCGAGTTCATTCGCCTTTACATTCTGATCAATCTTACGCATAATCAATAGCGCTTGTTCTTCCGCTTCATAGGGAAGATCGTTCAGTTCTGCCTTGAGTAAGCAATTCTCTTTGAATAGGCTATTGGCTTCTAACAGCACAGGACGAAGGGGAGAGGGGAGTTGGTGAAATAAAGGAGCGGTTTTGCTTTCTTCTTTCTTGATGGATTCCACAACAGGAGAACTTGATTGCACTGGAGCAATTGGTGTGAGAACCGGAACCGACACAACAGCACTTGGTTTCGGCTGCACTTGGACAAATTTCTTCAGCTCATAGATGAGCTTTTGTCGATTCAATGGGGTTTCCGTACGCCTGAGATTGCGCACTAAACTTTTGTTGTGATTGGGTAAAGATTCGTATAAATCTAAACCCTCCATATAAGCCGAATCCTTGGATTCTAACCAAAAAATAATCCTTTCCATAGTGCAAAAATGGAAAGGATTAATCCGGTAAAAAAGGACAGGTTATTGCTTCTTCAGTTTACTCAATATGCTATTACAGTCTTCTATAGTAATGTTGACAAAATTTATATTATCATCTATATTCTTAACAGCTACTAATCTAGCTCTTTGTGAGTCATTTCGATAATGGAATTTTTGCTCACTTATATTCTTTAATGTTTTAACTATCTCATTATTCTTCTCAAAATCATCATATCTCTTCATAATCTTGATAATAGTGTCTATATAATTACTCAAAATTTCTTGAGGCGTTATTTTAATAATTCTTTTTAAAGAAAATTGAACATCAAATAATGTCGCCATTTCAATTTCCTTTTCGAAGCATATTTTAATAATATCATCTTTTCCTAAATATAAAATGAAATCAATGTCTAAACCAGTGAAATCACCACCATTATTAACAAGAGTGTTAATAGGTTTGGACAATTCTTTTTTTGCATTTTCGCAATGCTCTAAGTATAAACCTAATTGAGGAATTATACTGTTTTGTATTATTGATTCTAATGTGGCTGTAATATTTTTTATTCTTTTTTTTTCTAGTTCGATATCTTCTAACTTGCTTTTATCTGCTTCTTTTTTTGATTTATTTAGCGAATAACGTGCAGTAATTATCCCCCCAGCAACTGCTAAACAGCCTCCTATAATGTCTCCGAGAATTTCTTTAAACATAAATTTATATCCAATTAAAAATATTATTAAAAACAATGCTATTCCATTTACAATTTTGTCAGTTTTAGATAACATTAATTATGATTTATTAAATGTAGATTCTTTTAAATCCTGAAGTATTTTTTTATATACTTTAATAATAAGTTCTGAGTATTCTTGATACTTCATAAAATCTTCTTTAAATTCTGCTTTTGCTGTTTCTATTTCAGTTTTTGTAGCTCCGTTTTTATAAAGATCTTGTAAAATATCACAATATTCATTTGCTAAAGCTTCTGGACTAAATCGATTGAGAACATTGATTAATTCTTCTATTTTTAAAACTGAATTATAACCTACGTTTTTAGTTCGATTGAAAATTTTAATAATATCTTCTAAAGGAAAATAATCTCTTAAATCTTTCTCTTTTAAAGAATATGATTGAATGTTGATATACAAATTTTCGCCTGGTATATGGTTGGAGATATTCTCATATATTTCAAAATAATCATCAGAAAGGAGTTTGTACTTAGGTATTAATCTTTTTTCTACAACCCTGATCATTGACTTTCTATACTCATTAAGTCTTTTTTTTTCTTTATTTGTAGCTAATAGATGATTAACAGTTAGTGTAATAATTGAACCTCCAATAGCTCCACTGAAGATTGTTAGTAGACTGAATTCCATATTTATATGTTATAAAATTCAAATATACCCAAAAACAAGAGAGGGATATCCATGCCCCTCTCAAAAAAAATAGCCTAAATAATAACTATTCCCATTTGCTTGGATCCACCACCATAGATTCCTTATTCTTCAAGGTGTAGAGTACATTCCACCCAAACATATTATCGAATATCGGACCTACCTTTTCAATACTCAAGCTACTAACATCATATAATCCATACAACCAATGATTCGGATTGTCTGATTGGGTTTTGATGTAAGCAGCAATATCCAGGGCGATACCTTCGGTGGTATTGAGTACCTCTTCTTGTTTATCAAAGTTGTTGACTTTTCCTGTGAAGTCAAGGATTAAAAAGGAAACTCGACGATTGTTGAAACTTCCTACTTTGTTTTCTGTTCGTGTGAAATCTGAAGAAGTACTCTCCAGGAGTAAAGCTGGAGTTTTAACGCCTGATCTTAATTTCCCTTCAATCTCATTCCAATTGAAGCGGTAAAAGCCTTGAAGGCCTTTATACTTTATTGCAATCTCCTCGTGGAAATCGATAATCTTTTTATGCGTGACCTTTCTTTCCATAATGTTCCTTGAGTTCTTTTTGTTGGATGATGCTTTCCTCCAGTTCATTTAAGAAGGTGTAAACCAAGGTACTCTTGGTTTCGTTGTACGTACCGAACTTTTGCCCAGACATTTTTAGTACGACATCCAAGAATCCCGATTTCTTATTGCTTTTCTGCACTTTTTTTGCAGTTGGATAGATGTTCTTGTACTTGCCAACTATGTTGCTTTTACACCCATTAAATGCGAGGTGTACCGCAAATAAGAAGTCAACTGGTGCATACTTGAATCGCTTCAAATAGACTTGCTCCAGGTGTAAGTGATTATAAGATTCTTCTTTCTCGCGATAGAGAATAGCACACAATAGTTGCAGGTACACCACCTTCTTTGTTTGGAGGTAGAGGTTATTCATGTCATCAGCCAGGGCAAATTCCTCAATCGTTAGATTGACTAAACGATCCATTGGGGCAATTAGCCGTTTGTGTTTTGGAAAAATAGTGCGGTCCACCTGCTTGTAAATCCAAACAAAGTGTTCTTTCAATGTGGATAGAGGAACTTCATTCAGTACCAAGCGCAACTGATAGGCACGTTTGAACTGCCACCATTTCACCTGGTTCAAATACATCCACGTCATAAAATCAAAAGCAGCTCCCTTTTTGTGGAGCATACCCGCAATTTTGAGTAATTGCCAATCGTTTAGTTCGTTCCAATTATTCGGAATATTGATTTCAATTTTGATCTCCATTTTTTTGAGGTTAAAAGGGTTATAAAGATTGCAATTACGAAGAGAATAGGGAAGCCCAACAACCAATTGTATTGTTTGCGTTCCACGCGTTTATTCTTGTCTTTTTCTGCTTTTTTGAGGACTTCATCCAAAGTCAGGATTTTGTTTTCCTCTGTCTGTTGCAAGGTTTCGAGTTCCGCTGCGTTTTCTTTGTGGCTTAAATCAATTTGTTCGCCTTTGGCGTGGATGGTTCCGTCCGGTTGGATGGTAATCTCCCCGCCTCGAACATTCAATTGACGCATAAGGTCCACGAGGGTTTTGCGATCCCATTGAATCTCGACTACTTTGGTTTGTTCCTGCAGATGGGTTTCTCTTTCTTCAATAGCGGATGTAGTATGTAAATCAACCTTTCTAGTGCCACAGCTACTAAAGAAAGTTATTAAAAAACATATAATTAAGAGTCTCATTTTTCTGTTTTTATTTAATTTTAGAACACGTTCCTCTTTTTGGGAGAAAGAGGAGCTAGGTACCGGAGAAGCCGATTAGCTACCGGCTTCTTTATTTTTATCATACTTGATTAGTAAATCACCTACAAAAGAAACCAACTCCATGCGTTTGTTGTGAAAAGCTTCCATATCTTTTACATTGGTGATGAAACAGAATTCGATTAGAGCCGCTGTACCAGGTTTGTTTAAAATCCCCAATTTCCCTCGAGCCGATTGACTCTCGATTTTTACTCCACGGTTAGCGATCTGCATAATACATGAACAACCATCAACCAATTCTTTTGCAAAGTCTTTGGATGTTTGCCCGGCATTGTTTGATACAAATACCTCACATCCGGTTACAGAAGGTGAAGCTGCATTCAAGTGCATATCTAACACCACATCGCCTTTAATTGGCTTAATTCTACTTTGATATTGGGTATTCGTTTCCCAGTTCTCATCGGTAATATAGCGATGACCTTTGTACATCAAATACTCAATTAATAAATTGCGAAATTCGTCCATTTCTTTAAACTCTGTAAATCCATTGGCGACTGCTCCTGGATCTTTGTCATGATGTCCTGCTGAAGGATATACTTTTTCTTGTGCCATTTTTATAAATCTTGATTGTTATCTTTTTTTATGAAGAGCTCATCCCCATTTTTATTGCCATCGAAGTCAAACCATTGATTGCCTTTGCGTAAGATAATCCCGACAATTCCTTTCATTTCCTTGTACCCCAGTGCAGCAAGGTTTTCAAAGTAACTAACGAGTAATTGCAGGATAATCCAGGTAAAGACCACATAGTACAACCACTGCATAGGATTAACGTCAAAGAATTTAAAATCAATGGAAGCGGTTTTATTGGCAAAAGTGGAAAGGAGGTACAGAATAAAGATGTAGGTCCCAATCTTGAGGATCATGCGACCTACTTTGCGAGATTTGAATTTTTCTCCTCGTTTGAGGATATCCACTTTGATACCTGTATGCCATTCGGCAACAATGAGAAATACAAAAGAGAGGATCACAAAAGCATCCATATTGAATAAACTTTCTGTGCACTCTCGAATGGTTCCAAGTATAACGGCGGATTTGATCAAGTTTTCACTTGAGTTCTTATCTATTGTACTGATAAAATCGGCTTTGTCAGAATATCCAAAGCCTTGTAAGAGATAGGTAAACCAGTTCATTTCTAATTTGTTTCGAACAAAATTAGAGCGTGAATGGTTTTAGAAAAAGGACACAAAAAAACCTCTCAAGTGAGAGGTTTGTATTTATCAACTAAGTTGCTTAATTCAACAGATAATGTTAGGTTGTCTAAGATTTGGTACCTAATCAAGATCTCCCTAGCTTCTTTAAAAATGTCTGATAAAAAAAGACATAATATTATTGTTAAATCATAATTTGATCTTTCCGAAAATACTTGTAACAAGTATTTTCTTTTATATTCTATTTCTTTTTTTTTATCATCTAAAACATCAATTTTATGAGTAGTAACTAATAGAAATTGCACATAAGAAGCAGATAAGACAAACGTATTGAGTTTTAATTTACATACTTTATTTATATGATCATTGAATTGAGAGCTAGATAGACTTTTATTAAGATTGTGATAAACATCTCCTTTCAATCCAGGTAATATTATATTTTGTTCTATGAAAATCAATAGCTGGGAATTAGTAACATTATTAGTAGTATATAATTCTTTTTGATTTACTTTATATTGGTTATAAAAAAAATTAAAGGTTTGCTCAAATGATTGTTTATTATCTTTAATCCTTTGTCTTTCAAACTCTTTTCGCTGAGATTTAATAATTGACTCTTGATAAAGCAAAGCACATACAACGCCTATAAAAGTAGCAACTTCAATTACTGGCTTTAAACACGATTCATACCACCCCATTACCACTCATCATCCTTAGTATTTACGGCATCTACAAACTGTTGTACAACAACATTAAAATAAGCTTCTAACTCGTTCTTTTCTTCTTCCAAACGAAGCTTTCCATTTTTCTCATTCCAGATAGGATAACATTTCCAAATATTCCCTGTGAACTGAAGCATTCCCATATCTAAAGCAACGATTTCATATTTGACTTTGCCATCTTTGAAAGACAACTCATTGTCAAATCTAATATCTACAGGGATTTTAGCTCCTCCATTACTCACTCGCATTTGGTGTATTTGGGAGAAGCGAAGTTTCTTATCCTTTATATCTGATTTGATCACGTGATTCGGATTCTTGAACGTTTCATTTACAAATAATACTGCAGCATCATACAATTCATTCGCAGTTTTCCCTTCAAAATTTAAAACCAAGTAAGGTTCTTGGCTGGATTTGGATTTTAATCCTTCAGGTGTCACCTCAAAGTGTTGTGCAAATGTTAGATTGGTTAACAACATTGCAATAAAAAGTAATAATTTCTTCATGTTTTTGTATTTAGATCGAAAGCCAAATATAACCAAAAACAAAAATGTTAAAAAAATAAACTTAGTTAGTGTGTCTAAAACTCAAGGGAAGGCATAGCGGCCAACAACCAATATGCATTCAACTCCGTTTGATCATTACTATTTTTTTCCATAAGATTCGCAGGTTGATAGCCCAATTCGTATAGGATATCAACCAATTGATAATCGTCAATACATTCATACGGAAAGATGCGGAATAGGAAGTTTAGCAACTCTTTAGCCGTTACCTTGAGGTTGGCATTCTCCTTAGTACCAGGAATAAAATTATCATAGAGGTATTCTCTTATTTTTTCAGGATAGTCTTGCATAGCGATACGAATTAAAAAAAGCTCCAGTCAAGGAGCTTTTTGATTTACAACACAACATTTTATTACTCACCCACTGGAGGTGTAGATTCTTCAGGGAATAAGACCAAATCACCTTTGAATACTGCAGCAGGCCATTTGGATTTATCTTTAAAAGTGATATTTAACGAATTGTTTCCTTCAGCTGTCGCTTCGATTTTATGTTCTTGAGCTTCAATCCATGCAGGCATACGTTCGGAACCCAATAAGCGCATTTGTCCAGAATCAAATTCCTGAACTACAACGATGAGATCCTGATTCTTTACCCAACGCATATAACCCAATAATTCAGAAGCAGATCCTGCTACTTGAGCTACTAAGGAATTTTCTAATAAACGTCTGCCTTTTTCACCAATCTGTGTACTGGTGATTTCCCCCGTTTCTGTAATGGACGTAAATTCGTGAAATCCTTTACCTTCTTTGAATTTCACTTCAGTGATTTCAGCGAGCTCTGCTAAATTGGTAGCAGCATTTGTCTGGTTTCCACACAATTCTTTAGGTGTACCTACTGATTCAAAATAATTCAAAGGAGCATAAAATACTTTTTTGCCTAAAGCCCCTGTTGGTTCACAGCTAGAAAATCCGAAATCTTCAATTTTAATTTCAGCCATACTATATTTCTTTGATAAAGATGTTTTTGGAATCAATCATAGCTTCTATAACATCTGGATTAGACAAAATTTCTTCTTTTGATAGAATTACTCCATCAATATTCACACGATTGGGCATAGAAGAGGTAAAGGTGTATTTACGTCCGTTGTACTCGTGATAGCCCAATGCAGTGCGTTCTTTTGCTTCCGCTTGCTTTTGTGCTTCTAGTTCCGCTTGCTTCTGTGCTTCGAGTTCCGTTGTATCTTTCGGAACTGTAGTTTCGTTTTGAACTTCTCCAGGTTCAACTGGAGAAGTT